AAAACATGACTGGCGGAACCACGACCGGCACACTTTCTGGTGTAGTTGGTCACGCCGCTGGCGCTGCCGCTGGCTTCGAGTTTTACGAGCAGATGAAAGGCGCAATCTCAGTGGACGTACCAAGCACGCTTGGCCGCACTATTGCGTTCCGTGGTTACGCAGCTGTCTTCATGGCAGACGCAACCAAGTTCGTCAAACTCGTAAACGCATAACCCGAAAGGCGGTTATCCGCCATGGCGGTCTACACAATTACGCACAAGCAAATCGTAGATAACTACGGCGTTTTGCAACTGCTCACTAACGCGCTGGTACAGCCCGGCGACAGCATCACAGTCGCGGCCGTTGACGCAACATTCAACGGTACGCGCACTGTCTATGCTTGCCCGCAGTTCTATTACTTGGGCGTGGACGAGTACGGCGACCTACTTTTTAACTACGACTTGCCGATACAAAACCAAGTCTTGTTCGCTTTAACCGCGGCGGACGTCGAGCGCGGCCCAGCAACCGGCACGCTAACTTTTGCGCCTACCTGTCAATGGATTACAGCTACACAAATTGAGGACTGGTTGGGCATAGGCACCGCGACGGTCGCCGACACCACATTCTTGACACAATGCGCGGCAGCTGCAAATGCGTTCTGTTTCCGTCGTCGGCAAGAGGCTGGTTACATTGACGCATTGGCAACTAGCCCAAGTGGTGACGTAACGCTCGGCACCATTCAGTACGGCGGCATGTTGTACCGCCAGCGCGGCAGCATTGACTCGTTCGCCAGTTTTGGCGACGGCGGCGCGGTAACCGTTACAGGCCTCTCAGGCGTCATTAAACAACTGCTTGGCATTGACAGACCGCAAGTGGCCTAGCGCATGCCAGTGACCTTTACAGACCTCTTTAACGAGGCTCTAGACGACCTAGTAGCAACGCTTAGCGCCGTTAGCGGGCTTCAAGTGGTCAACGACCCGCGCAACCTTGTGCCGCCGTGTGTATTTATTGACGCGCCAACATTCGAGGCGTTTAACTTCAACATCGTAAAGATGTTGTTTCCCGTGCGCTGCATCACTCTTGGCCCAAACAACTTGGACGCGCAACGGTCACTTATGAACCTTGCCGCCAAAGTTATTGGCGCTAAAGTTGGTGTTCAGGACGGCCGCCCAACTATCGCCATTATTGGTGGTGCTGAGTATCCGGCCTACGACTTGACCATCGCCATGCAGGCACAAACCGGTTAGGAAAAATATGTACTTAGTAAACAGTCCCAGAGTCGGCATCGTCGGCGAACCTTTTAACCCAGACGGCCACGACGTCGCCTACCTTTTGGCTGGCGGTTTCATTGTCGAGAAATCACACACTAAGCCCGCAAAATCTGCTAAAACAGAACTAGAAGAAACACCCGAGGAGTAAACCCCATGCCTACTAGTACCTATCTCTCAAACCCAGACGTTCTCATCGGCGCGGTTAACGTGTCAGACCAATGCACAAGCGTCACATTGAACTACACGGTAGAAGCACTTGAAAGCACCGCATTTGGTGGCACTGCTCGCGTTTACACCGCTGGCCTACAGTCCAACGAACTTACGTTGACAATGTATGCGAGCTACGCAGCAAGCGAGTCGTACGCAACATTGGCACCACTGGTCGGCACACAAATTGCAACCATTATCGTTTCGCCAGCTGCACCATCAACACCCGGCACGTACTCGGCCACAAACCCAGGCTTCACTATCTCGGGCGGATATCTTGAAACGTTGCCGAGCATGAACGCCTCGATGGGCGAACTTGCCACCATGGATATTGTTATTCGCGGCGGCACCTACACCGTAGACGTATCCTAAAAACAAACAAGCTGAAAGGTAGCCCGACATGCAGTTAAGGCTAAAAGTACAACGACAAAACGAAGACGCCTACGAGGTAACCACTAACCTTGCTGTCATTGTCGCATGGGAAAGGCGCTTTAAGCGTCGCGCCAGTGACCTAGGCTCGGGCGTTGGCATGGAAGACTTAGCCTTCATGGCTTACGAAGCCAGCCAACGCTCCGGCGTCATCGTCCCCGCATCGCTCGACGCGTTCATTAACACCATTGAAAACCTAGAAGTAGTGGACAGCGAGCCGGCAACTTTTACCGTGCCGGAACTATCCGGCGACAGTTAGCAGAGCTTCTATTACACACGGGCTGGTGGCCCCCAAGTGTAGACTTTGAGTTACCAGACTTAGCCACCGTCATAGATGTACTCGAAAGGCAGCGTAAACAAAATGCCCGCTAGCGCGTCTTATCAGGTTTACGGTATTCAAGAGGCTTTAGCTGAGATAAACAAGGTAGACCGCGTTTTACGCCGGCAGATTACTAAAGACATTCAATCTGGCGCTGGCACTCGACTTGTGACTGCGGCCCGCTCGTTTATCCCGACGGCCCCGCCATTGTCGCGCATGGTTAATGGCAACATGATTAAAGGCCGCGACGGCACGGGTTGGTCACGCGCCCGTGTTCTCGCTGGCATTCGCACCGTGGTTGGCAAACGTGGTCAGCGTGCCCGCACTATAAGGTTCTCTAACGGCCGTACAGCCGATTTTAAGGCGACGCAATACCAGTTACTTGTACTACAACAGCGCGACGCAGCCGGCGCAATCTGGGACCATGCAGGCATCAGAGGTGGCGGGCAGTTTGTTACTAATCTTTTGGCCGAAGGCGAGCACGTCGGCCCCGCAGCTGCGCCCCGCGCATTGCAACCAGCCGCCGAAAGTGTGCTACCCGCCGTCGAGGACGAGGTAGACAAGATAGTGCAACGGGTTATGACTATTGTTAACCGTAACCTCGTACAAACTAGGACGCGCTAATGGCAATTAATATCCCCATCATTTCAAGCCTGAACACAAAAGGTTTTGACGCTGCCAAAAAAGAGTTTGCCAGCCTGCAAGGTTTCGGCGCTAAGTCTGGTTTCTTGCTACAAAAAGCCATGGTTCCTGCTGCCGGCGCGGTCACCGCATTGGCTGGCGGTTTGGCTCTAGCCGCTAAAGCCGCTATTGCCGATGAACAGTCACAAAAACTTTTAGAAACGCAGCTGCGCGCAACACTCGGGCCTAACCAAGCCTTAGCCGACTCTATGGCCGACTTTGTAGACCAAACGCAGTTAGCCACTGGTGTTGCCGATGATGAGCTACGGCCTGCACTTGCCGGCTTGGTACGTTTTACCGGGGACGCTGCTAAGGCTCAAGAGTTGTTAACGCTCAGTATTGACGCGTCAAAAGCCACGGGTAAAGACTTGGTGGCAGTTTCTACCGCTATCGGTAAAGCATATGATGGCAATTTCACTGCACTAAAAAAGTTGGGCGTACCGCTTGACGAGAACATAATCAAAACAAAAGACTTTAAGGCTGCACAAGAGGCACTTACCGCACAGTTTGGTGGCGCGGCAGCCGCTAACGCCAGCACTTATGCAGGCCGTTTGCAGATACTTAAAATACGTTTTGACGAAATGGTAGAAGGCATCGGTTACCGGGTACTGCCAATGCTTGGCCGTTTGCTCGATGAGGTTGACCGGCTTATTCAAGTCATGGACGAGCGCGGCTTAGGCGGTGTTATCCGTGAACTTGGCGGCAGGCTACGCCGTTTTGTTGACCCGTTCCAAGCACTACAAGACGCCATAAATCGTAACGTAAAAGAGTCACAAGGCTTCACCGACAAGCTCAAACAAATGGGCGTTAACGCTGCAAACCTTGGCAGTAGCGTGCTCAACCTTGGCGGCAAAGTACTTGGGCTGAACTTTAATATCGGCAAACTCAAAACAGGCTTAGACAAAACAAACGAAGGTTTAGCGCAGGCTTACGCCAACACTCGCGCATGGTCAGATACTTTGCTACAGCTTGACGCCGACCAGAAACGCGCCAATTACCAAAAAGCCGTAGACATTGAGCAACAACGCCTAGCAAACCTAGAAATATCTAAGAGCACCGCCAGCACCGATAAGGCTTCAGCAGCCGCTAAACGCGCCGCAGAGGCCACAAGAAAACACGCCGAGGCAGTACGCACACTCAAAGAGTCCTACGACAATGCGGTGCAAACAGTTAAAGACAAGTTCAGCCCCGCGCTTATGCGCGCCAATGAGCAACTAACCAAGGCGACCGACACCTACAACGCTTTCTACAAGGCAACTGGCGACGTTGTGCGCGGCATATTTAACGTCGGCGACGCTTGGACTACCGCAGCAGACAGCGAAGGCGCAAAAACCTTTTTTGGTGTACTCGACGAGCAAGCCGCCAAGGCTGGCCAACTCGCTACCGGCATCGAGAAACTTATTGCAGCCGGGCTAGATGACCCCGCACTACTTAAGTCCATTCTTGACTCTGGGGCAGACGTAGGCCTAGAGATAATTAACGGGCTACTAGCCGGCGGTAAAGCGTCCATAGACCGTCTAGTGGGTATCTCTAGCACCGTGAACGCAGCTGCTGACCGTATCGCCAAGTTGACCGCCGACAAGTGGTTCAAGTCTGGTGTTGACCAAGCCCAAGCGATAGTAGACGGCGTTAATAGCGTCATAGAAAATACCGAGTTTCTACTGAAGTTTGCGGTAGACCCCACAAGCGTTGCCGCTATCGGCGCTCAGTTAGACGCAAACCTTGGCACCGTTATGGCTGGCGGTACGCCTACTTTGACTTCTAACCCGTTCGGCGGGGTGCTTGGCAGCATTAACACCAGCACAAACCGCGACATGTCGGGTTTTGGCGGTGGCAACGTCAGCTCGTCAAGCGTCATTATCAACGTAAACGGCGGCGACCCAAACGCAGTAGTAAGCGCGCTACGCAGCTACATGCGCACAAACGGCAGCGTGCCCATTCGAGTGAGCAATAATTACTAGTGGCCATACAAACCTACGCCGTCAAGTACTACACCGCGTCAACAGGCGAAGTTGCTTTAACTAACGTTGTTTCAATAAACGTGAACGTAGGCCGCCAACGCCAGTTAGACCAATACAGCACCAGTACCGCCGAAATAGTCATGCGCTACCCAACCGGCTACGCGTCACCGATAGCAGCGTTAGTGCCGGGTACCTTTATACGCATAAGCAACACCGCAACAGATTTAGCCAACTTTGTAGGCAGAATAAGCAACGTACAACTAAAGTTTGATATGCCGTATTCTGGCGGCGTAGGCAATGGCGACTATTTAAGCATTATGTGTGAAGGTGGCTTAGGCCAGTTTGGCCGCAAAAGTGGTAACAACTACGCAATGCCAGCTGACATTCTGACCGGTCAACTAGGCGACGTAATCAACGAGACCGAACTTGTAGCTTTTCTGGACTCAGGCGTAGGCGATGAAGCTTTATCCGCAACGACCGTCAACGGCACATGGGCCGATTACCTTAACCTTGCAGCGCTAACACTCAATGCGCGCCTTATTGACGTTTTAGAAATACAGTACCCCACCCGCGTTGAAACCACGTTTGTAAGCCCATTTCTAGTGCGCGACACTGCCGTAAACTTCAGCGACACCACAAACAACGCCACAAACCAAGTTTATGACGGCATCACTTTTGCTAGCTACGCCGACAATTTTTACACACAAGTCACAGTTGACCCAGAGGTACCAGCCGCACAAACAGTAGAGACAGGCAGCGCGCCGTTTCGCACCTACACAGTAAACACGCTAAACGCCACAACTGGCCAAGCTCTTGACTATGCCAACTATTTGCTCAATAACTACAAAACGCCAAAAGTCGCTATTAGTTCTATTTCGTGTTTAGCCAATGCGCAAAACACAATGGCACTAGACGACTTAGGAGACGGCCCGTTTAAGTGCGGCCGGCAGATAGGTAAACGCGTAACCGTTGCTTTTCGCGGCACTACTTACCCGTGCATTATTGAAGGCTATACGTTTAGCGCGGTACCCGGTGAGGCTCGATACACCTACTACGTTTCGGCCGCCGACCTTAACGCTTACCTAATCCTCGATAATGCTACTTTCGGCAAACTTGACTCAAATAGACTGGGGTACTAATGGCTATAAAAACTTTTACTACTGGCGAAGTGTTGACTGCTTCAGACACAAACACTTACTTAGCAAACAGCGGGCTTGTTTATGTTAAGCAACAGACCATCGGCTCAGGCGTTTCAAGCGTGACGGTTTCCGACGCGTTTTCCGCAAGTTTTGACAATTACATAATTACTTGCCATGGCGGTGCTTCAAGCGCACAAGGCGCGCTCGGCCTGCAACTAGGCGCAACTACGACGGGCTATTACGGCAACATGATTTACGGGACGCACGGCAGTACTGCTGTAGCAGCTGTCAGCGATAACAATGCGAACAGGTTTACTCATATTGGCAGCGCAAACGGTGATTTTATTTCGCTGAACGTAACTTTGCTTAATCCGTATGCAGCAGCAAAAACCGTTGCAACTGGGGTGGGTACGGTTTATACAACAGTAAACGGTTCTTATAACGGTTGGTTAAACAACACAACGTCGTATACGGCTTTTACTCTTCAGCCTAACGCTGGGACTTTGACGGGTGGAATTATTACGGTTTACGGGTTTAGAGAGGCGTAGAAAATGACACGACCAAACATACAAATAGACAACGAAATACGGGAAATGACAGAAGAAGAATACGAGGCGCTAGTCGCTAGCGGCTGGACTGAAGAAGGCCCCGATGCTCTGGCGGATTAGTTTTGTGGCGCTTTTGTTTGCGTCAATCCTCGTAGCGTGCGGAGACCGTGAGCGCGTCAACTGCCCAGAGATACGCACCAAAAACAAGGCTTTGCGCGCAGAAACGACAATAACCGTGGACACGGCCAGCCTTGGCAGTTCTCGAATACTGGCCGACAAATGCCTATAATCCCGCCACCGCGCCACCCCGAAAGAATGACCAATGAACAAATAAAAGCGCGCCTAATTTTTGTAGTTGGTTGCGCGTTGTCATTCACATTTGTTTTTGCCACTTGTTTTCTTTTGTACAATCTTGCATTCGTAACCCAGCCGCTCGAAGTATCGGATAATGACAAGTCGGCTTGGGCAACCTTGCAACCATTGTTGCTATTTCTCACCGGCTCACTTGCTGGCCTGCTCAGCGCAAACGGCTTAAAAGACAAACCGAAAGGCAAAACAGATGAATGACGCAGACAAAAAAGGCTTGCTTAAAATAGTGCGCCAAGCAGCTGCAAACCTTTTGCACCGTATTGCTGACATTATTAACAAGCCATGAAATACACTGGCACGACCGACGGCGCAGCTGCAGGCAAGCGCGCCGGCACAGAAAAATTTGTGGACATCATTTGCAAGAAAGGCTTTAACAACCTTGGCACTTGGGCAGTACGTAACATGCGCGGCTCAGACCGCCTGTCAGTGCACGCCACAGGTCGAGCAGCTGACATTGGCTACAAAGACAAAGCCACAGCCGCATTGTGGGCAAACTGGCTAGTGGCTAACTACAAAGTTTTGGGCATTGAAGAAGTGCACGACTACGCCGGCACCACCAAAAAAGGCACTGAGAAATGGGGCCGCGGCTGGCGTTGTAACCGTGACGGCAAGCCCGGTTGGAAAGACTGGTCAGAAACCGCAAATGGTGGTTCTGGTGGTGGTTTGTGGTTACACGTCGAGTTAACACCCGCCATGGCTGACGACCCACAAGCGTTTGTAGCGGCATGGAAAAGCATTACGCCACCAACACCGCCCGCTAAAACCGTTACAGCATAAGGCTTTTAGCGCAAAGGCGCGCAAAGTCTCAATAACACCATTAAAGTTTTTACCTATCCCGACGAAAGGCAGAAACTATGAAACGACTACTTGGCGTACTTGCCACAGCTGCACTACTCATGCCGGCCACACAAGCTAGAGCGGCAGTAGAACCAAATTGCAACCGTTACAAACCATTGGCGCTAGAGGTGGGCTGGCAGAAAAAAGACTTGCCACGGCTTATGCAAATATGTTTGCGCGAGTCTAAAGGCTTTGCACGGGCTTGGAACCAGCGCGACCCATACACCGGCTCATACGGCATCATGCAAATAAACGGCAGCAACAAACGGTTTCTTGTCGAGTCTGGGATAGTCCGTAAAGCCATGACCGAACTATGGTCACCCCGCAAAAACCTTAAAGCGTCTTTAGCATTATTTAAGCGTCATGGGTGGGCACCATGGAAAGGCAACAGCGCGCCAAAAATTGTGGTACCTTACACCCGTTAGTTATTTTTTAACCCGACTAGAAAAGAGCAATCATGGTAAACCCGACTGACCATTTAGACCAAGCACTAGCCAAACTATGGGCGAACACTCGACCCAAGGCAACCGACGTGCTGGTACGCAACTTGCGCGCTCACGCTTACAGCTACGCAATGGACGATGCAGCATTATGCGAAGACCTACGCCAAGCCATCGGCCGGCTAGAACACCCAAGCAGCCTTGAGCCTAAAAAGCAAAGCATTATTGACCGTCTAGACGACATTGTGCAAGAACTACATGACCTAGGCCATACGCAACTTGGTGGCGAAACCGACCAACTACTTATTGCTATAGACAACGCATTGCGCGGTGCAAAATGAGAACGGCTTTAGGAGTTTTTGCGTTTGTTGGTGTCATGACAGTTTTTGGCTTGGTCACATTGTGGGCCGCCGACTGGATACAAAACTATGACGAAAGCGGCAGGTACGAATAATGGCTTTTGACCTTTCCGAATACGTAGACGTCAAGACACGTCTTAAACAAGCGCTAAAGGTTTTCCCGCAGCTGCGTATTGTCGAGCACCGACCAGAAATAACACAAGTTGGCGACCAGTTATTTATTGAATGCTCGGTCACCGTAAGCCGTGACCCCGACGACCCCATTCCCGTGACCGCTTACATTTTTGAGCCTTACCCGGGCAAGACCACGTTTACCAAAAACTCTGAGCAGGCTAATGGAGCCACCAGCGTTTTGGGCCGCGCGTTGGGCTACCTTGGGTTTGGAATTGACAAGTCCATAGCTTCTAGCAACGAGGTTTTAGGACGCCAGCAAGGTGCAGAGGACGACGACCGCAAACGGACAGTGAGCATTGCGCGGCCAACCCCCGTGCTTGACAGCCCACGCGAAACGCCAACGTCAGTTATGGGGCCACGGTCTAAGCAAATAGGCGAGGCTCGACTATCAGCCCGCGAACAAACAGAGGCAAGCCAAACCGCACCACGCGAACATACACAACAAGCCAACGGCGGCGGCGCGACCCCAAACCAAATAAAAATGCTTACCCAAATGTGCGCGGAACGTGGGCTAGATTTTGACCCACAACAACCTATGACTTACTCAGACGCAAAAGAAATGTTTCTCGCAATTAAACCGATACCAAAGGTTAAATAATGCACGCCGACGACATGCCGGCAGAGCAAGCCATTTGGGCATATTCGAGCATGCTGTACGACTCACGCCAAGAGCGCGACAGCCTACGGCGCGAGTTAAACATTGTCATTCAGCAACTGCTCGACTGCCAAAACGACTACAAGCGCCTAGCCCGAGACTTTGAGCGCATAGCAAACGCAGTGTTTTGCCCAGACTGCAAAATGGTTAACGATGCCAAATAGTTACGCCGGCATGACTGAAGCCGCATTTCTTAAACAAGTGTGCGCGGTGGCTAAGTTGCGCGGCTGGTTGATTTACCACGCCAAGCCCGCACAAGTTGGCGAGCGTTGGGCTACTCATTTTCAAGGCGACGCTGGTTTCCCAGACCTCGTCATGGTTTCGCCTACGGGTGGACTTGTTTTCGCAGAATTGAAAGTAGGCCGTAACAAACAGAGTGACGCTCAGCTGCGTTGGCAACGCTACCTACTCGAAGCAGAATACGAGTGCTACTGCTGGTACCCAAAAGACTTAGACGCAGTCATAGCGCGACTGAGTGACATATGAGCAAGGTACTGGTAACACTCGACTACGAGGAATTGGAATACTGCGCCATCAGCGGTGCGCGGCGAAACATACGCGCCATGCAAAAAGACCGCAAACCTAGAGACAACACAAAGTACAGCGCGCAGAACTGGTGGCAGTCCAACATCACTGGCGTCATCGGTGAGTACGCAGTAGCAAAAGCATTGGGCGAGCATTGGCAAGACCTAGAAGCAGACCGCGGCGGTTTTGACGTGCTGAGTTACCAAGTGCGCTCGACAGAGAACACCAGCCCCAAACTTGCTGCGAGACCAGGCGACGACCTAAACCACATTTACATTCTCGCCCAAGTCCACAAACACCGGGTACTAATCCACGGTTGGGCTACTGGTTACGACATAAAGCAATTAGGCGCGCAAGAGCATGGCACAATACGCCTGCACCATGACATGCTCAACGACATGTCGTTATTGTTACACCCAACTATCTATACGTCACAAGTCCAAGAATGGGAAAGGCCCGATTACCAATGAGCCGTTTAACTGAAGCCGACCGTTTAGAGCTGCGCGCATTGTTCAGCCGCCTTGCCGACGTTCAAGCCGACCTAATCATCGAGGAACTAGAGCATCAGCCGCACCAAGGCAACGCCTTAAAGCAAGACATGTGGGGCTTAGAGGCGCGTCTAGCAGACATACACGCCGACGCCAACACGTAGTCCATGAACGTACAACTAAATAATGCTGGTACCCGGTGCGTCTCGCTGGGCTAAGTCGGGGAATTGAGAAGCCCAGCCAGCACTCATGGCCGCGTATGGGTTTGCACTATGCCGGCATAACACACGGGAACGTGGGTAGAGCGTCATGCCTCAGAGCTGACGTGCAGCGTCCAAACGTCATAAATGCGAATGGTGACCGTCCACAAGTATTACACAGCCGGCGACCAGAGAGACATACTCAAACCGCGGGGGGACGTACTGCACGAGACCTGACTACAAGCATGAGAGCAAGCGATAGCGCGCTAGCCAAGCGAAGCGCGGGAGAAAGACCAGCAACATGACAACAACACACAACGGCAAGCAACGAGCCACCAGCGAGTTTAAGCGCAACAGAGCCAAGCTCTTAGCCGATGAACCCGTGTGCCACTGGTGCGGAATAGCGCGAGCAACAGAAGCAGACCATTTGCTCGAGAGCGACGCCGGCGGTACCAATGACATAACCAATCTAGTACCAGCTTGCAAAAGTTGCAATGCAAGGCGCGGTCAGGCCTACCGCGTACGCAAAGAGCGCGAACAAAACGGCGTACTAGAACTCAACACGCAGAAAACCACGCAGAGTAACGGAAGTTTTTTTGCTGGAAGCGAACGGAAGCCCCCGCAAGTCCTAAATCCTCTATTTTTGGCGGTTTCGTCCGAACTGGCGGTAACTGGCCACGCTCAGCCCCGACTAGAAACCATCACTAAAAGTGGTGGACTATCTCACGCTGCGGTAATTGGGGATTTCTCAGAGAAGGTGTTAGGCGTCACTTTGCAGCCTTGGCAAACACGGATATTGCACGGCATGACCGAATTGAACGATGCCGGCAACTTTGTTAACCGTGTTGGTTTATGTTCCGTAGCGCGTCAAGCCGGCAAGACGACAGCCATGGCGGCCTTGGTTGGCAGCTGGTTGGCAACCCAAGGTTTTGGGCGCGGCAAACCCCAAACCGTCATTACATGCAGTCACCAACTCGACTTATCTACTGCGCTGTTCAAGTACCTTGCGCCCATTCTTGGGGCCAAGTTCAATGCCAAGATTTCTTGGTCATACGGCCGCATGAACCTAGAGATGCCAGACGGCAGCACATGGCTAGTCAGAGCTGCTACCCCACAAGCCGGCCACGGTTACAGCGCCGACCTTATTTGTGTTGACGAGGTATGGAGTGTCAGCGAGGCCGCCATAGATGAAGGACTTTTACCGTCCCAGCGCGCCCGCAAAAATCCTTTAATGGCTATGTTTAGTACAGCGGGTACGCCGGAAAGTAAAGCCTTATTACGCTGGCGAGAGCAAGGCATAAGAGCCATTGACGCGCGCCAACACGGCCCGTTGTACTTTGCCGAATACAGCCCGCCTAGCAACATTGACCCGATGACCCCAGAGGCTTGGGTTTACGCAAACCCCGCGCTTGGTTACACGCTCGACATGTCAGTTATTGAAGCTGAAGCCAAGGCCCCAAACCGCAACGCGTTTTTGCGCGGCTCGGTCAACTTGTGGACTAGTTCACATTCGGGCTGGTTAGAAAACGGGTTATGGGAAGCGTGTTTATACACCGGCGAAGTCCCATCGGGGGGCGTGTTAGCCGTCGAGCAGTCCATAGACGAAAATCGCTACGTGGGGGTGCGTGCCGTGCGCGTAGAAAACAAGACAGTAATAACTACCGCTTTTGACGTAGACAACATGGCCGAAATGTGGGCGTGTGTTGAGCGCGAAGTAGAACGTAACCCGCAGCTGCGTATCGCTATAACGCCAGTCTTGGAAACCCATTGCCCGCCCAAGCATGAGCGCCGCCGCACTATTGTTGGCTACCGTGAGCTCTTGAAATGGACTCTTGCCGTCCGGTCACTAATCATAGAAAACCGCATAGGCCAGACTGGCGAAAAACTATTAGCCGAACACGTCGAGCGCGCCGTCATGATTAAACACCAAGGCAGTGTGGCTCTTAGCTCTACCCGCAGTCCGGGGCCTATTGAGTTGGCCCGGTGCATGGTATGGGCCGCCGCTTTAGAGTCGCGCCCAAGTTCTGCCGGCAAGCCTTTACTTGTTATCAGCAGGTAGTACACTGAATTGTGGACAACCGGCCATTTCGTCGGGATTTGGTCGGTTATCCACATTTACCCACATAGGAAATGGCAAGATATCCACATGGCTTTATTTGGACGTAACAAAGTTGCCGCGGTAGGCACTTCACAAGACCCAGAGATAAAAGCCGCCGTGGGCTATGGCACTGGCGGTAATGCTGGCGCGTCCCAAATAAACAATTTCTATGCGTATACCAATGGCGAAATGCGCCAAATTGCTATGCGCGTCCCGACCATTAGCCGCGCTCGTGACCTTATGGCCAGCGTTATTGGTTGTCTAAAACTTGAGATGTTCCGAGACATTTGGAACGGCGACGAGATGGAACCAGTCTCATTAGCCCCCCGCGCATGGCTCGCTCGTATAGACCCAAGCGTCACAAACAACTTTATTCTGTCGTGGACATTTGACGACCTTTTCTTCTACGGCCGCGCATTTTGGTACATCAAAAGCCGTACCGCCGACGGTTACCCCGCATCATTTGAGCGCCTACCAGCTGCAATGGTCACCACCCAAGACCAAGCCGGCCCCGTATGGTTTGGGCCGTCTAACCAAGTTTACTTTTCGGGTTTGCCCATTGAGTCCGAAAACCTTATTCAGTTTCTTAGCCCCGTCCAAGGTTTGCTTTACACGTCGAGCGAAGCAATCACCACTGCTTTACGGCTAGAGGCCAGCGCACGACGCAATGCCGAAAGCGCTATTCCTGCGGGCGTATTGCGCCAAGTTGGCGGCGAACCTTTAAGCGGTCAAGAGCTAGCCGACATGGCAGCAGCATTTAACGCTGCGCGCATGACAAACCAAACGGCAGCGCTAAACGAGTACTTGACATACGAGGCCACGACAGCGACCCCAGACAAAATGCTTCTTGTCGAGTCCCGCGACTTCCAAGCCCGCGAACTCTGCCGCGCCGCCAATATCCCCAACTACCTTGCCGGCATTGACCAAGGCAGTTACCAATACACCACGTCGGCTGGCGCTCGCGCTGACCTTTACCTATTTGGCGCCAAGGCTTTTATTGACTGCATCAGCGAAACATTGTCTAGTGACAACGTATTGCCCCACGGCACTTACGTTAAGTTTGACGTAGAAGAATACCTAAGCGAGTCCTACCTAGGCGACTCGGAAGTAGAAACAGAAACAACAATAGAAACCCCGAGGTATGCAAATGATTAGGTTTACTCCCAGCTCTTTTACTGTCGAGGCCGCTAAAGGCGCTACGCCTAAGCGCACTATTTACGGTTTAGCCGCGCCATATAACGTGGCCGCACGTACCAGTACCGGGCAAGAAGTACTTTTCATGCCGGGCAGTTTGCCAGTTGACGGCCCAGCGCCAAAACTCATGCAGTACCACGACTCGACAAAACCCATTGGCATTGTTACCGAGCGCGTAGAAACACCCGAAGGCGTAATGTTTGCCGCGCGTATCTCAGCCACTAACGCAGGCGACGAGGCTTTAACACTTGCCCAAGACGGCGTGCTTGACTCGGTAAGCGTTGGCGCAACCCCGACAGAGTGGACAATGGTAGACGGCGTTATGCACGTCACCGCCGCTATCTGGTCAGAATTAAGCATGGTTTCCGAAGGCGCTTTTGCCGATGCGAAAATCCACCAAATTGCTGCACAGTCTGATATAACATCAGTAGAGACGGAACCCGACACCGACGAGAACGAAACCGAAGAAGAAACAACAGAAACCCCAGAGGAGTCACCCGTCATGGAAAACCAAGCACCAGCAGTAGAAGCATCAACACCTACAGCGCCTTTGTGGGCAACTGCAAAACCACAATTTAAGTTGCCATCACCTAGCGAATACATTGCAGCAATGGCAGCAGGCAGCAGCACGTTTGCTGAAATGAACGCACGCATTAAAGCAGCTGCGCCAGACATCACCACTGCCGATACACCCGGTATCTTGCCCGAGGTCATCACCGGCAGCGTGTACGACTCGCTTAACCCCATTCGCCCGTTTGTCACCGCTATTGGTACAAAAGCAATGCCCACCGCTGGGGCAACGTTCCGTCGCCCAAAAATTACGGTGCGACCTGTCGTAACGCAGCAACCAACTGGCCAGCTCAACACGCTCGACCCATCAACCGTAACCGTTGCCAACAACGACGTAAGCAAACTCACTTTCGGAACTTACGTAACCGTTTCGGAACAAGACCTTGACTGGTCAGACCCCGCTTCAATCAACATCATTCTTGAGCAGTTGGCAATCGCCTACGGTCAAGCAACCGATAACTACGCGGTAGACACTTGCCATGCAGCAATCACACAGACCAGCGCAGTAACAGACACAGCAGTAGGCGCCGACTGGGTAATCGCAATTTATGAAGGCGCCCGCCAAATCTCAGCAAGCTCTAACTACTTGCCAACCCACATGGTCGTTACGCCAGCCAGTTGGGCGGCTCTTTCAAGCGCTGTAGACGACTCAGGCCGTCCGCTTTTCCCATACGCTGGTGCAGCAAACTTGAGCGGCCAAAACGCCGCCGGTACAGCCGCAGCAAACACTTGGAACGGCAACCCGCTTGGCCTTGTGTTGGTAGTTGACAAAAACGCGCCCGGTTCATTCATGGGACACGCAGCAGGCCCAGCCGCAGGCTTCGAGTTCTACGAGCAGATGAAAGGCGCTATTTCGGTAGACGTGCCAAGCACGCTTGGCCGCACTATCGCTTTCCGTGGTTACGCCGCCAGTTTCATGGCAGACGCAACCAAGTTCGTCAAGTTCGTCTAACCCGAAAGGCGGTTATCCGCCATGGCGGTTTACACAATTACGCACAAGCAAATCGTTGATAACTACGGCGTTTTGCAACTGCTCACTAACGCAATAATTCAGCCCGGCGACAGCATCACAGTGGCGGCCGTTGACGCAACATTCAACGGCACGCGCACTGTTTATGCTTGCCCGCAGTTTTATTACTTAGGCGTAGACGAATACGGCGACTTGCTTTACAACTATGACTTGCCATTACCTAACCAAGTCTTATTTAAGTTGACAGCGGCAGACGTCGAGCGCGGCCCAGCCACCGGCACGC